AAAGATGAAGCTGCGTAATGATATAGATCAAAGTAAAGTACTAAAAGAGTGTCATGATCTAGTTCAAGAATTAAGAGTAAAACTTAAACTTAAATGTGAAGATATTCTTAAACTTCGTAAAGATCTAGACATGGCACGTGAAGAAACTCAATTAGTTGAGTTAAGATATAATAACTTAAAACAAGCTATTGATAAAGCATCAGAAGATCATTTAAACAAAAGTAGAGGAGCTAGTGATGACTGAAATAAAAGATGATATAAAATCTGTTATTGATGAGAACAAAGCAAGAACATACGAAAAGAAAAAACAAGAATGGGAAAAGCTTGAAAACGATAAAAGTGATTGTTTAGAAGCTATTGAAGTTCTTGGTGGTGCAGTTGCTTGTGGATTTTTAGATGATAAACATTCATTAATACTACAAGACTGGATTAAATACTATCAAAACAAATCAGAACAAATAGAGAACTATTTAGATGAAGCGAGGAAACCATGAGTAATGAAAATATGCTTAGAGCTGCATTAGCAACTAAGCAATTAGAAATAGATAAACTTAAACGTAAAATAAAGGAGATGGAAGATGACAATCAAACCAGACAGCGAGATAATTCGGATAGAAAAAAGAATAAGAGGTCTAAACCGAGTGACATCAGCGATTAATGATTTATCTATCTATGGTATATTTTATGGAAACTATCCAGAGTTAGTTAAAGTTTTAGAACATGCAAAAGATCATGTTAAAGCTGAATTAAAGTTATCTAAAGAACGATTAGAAACAATCAGTACTGCAAAGGCTATTGATGGTTCTGAAGTTGATAACGAAGTTATTGATGCGTATTTAGATAAACGTTTATAAAATTCTGTAGAGTGAGTATGTGGTACCTATTAAAAACAAGTTATCTCACATATAGATACACCCATCAGGGAGACTTGGTGGGTGGCTAAACTGGTTAACGAGTTGGTAATTCTAGATTACTGTAAAAGAAGTCGTCACATGTTGGCGTAGCTCGACCAGTTAAATTTCTGTAATTTTAACTATCCAAGATTTAGGTATCATAGTACGATCACCAAAAGTTATTGTACCATCATCTTCTTTATCGTAACTTGCAAATAACTTTATTGACTTACGATCTTTAGAGAAGATCCAACCTTCATTAACTGGTGTAGCCAGTTTCATATTTTTAAATTCTTTATCTGACGCCCAAGCACTATCACTAACACAATCTACCCATTCAACACGTACTTTGGTATAAGGTATGTCGTTAGAGTCTTTGTCTTTTACTGATTTCTTTTTTTTAATGTAACGTCTTTTTGTCATGAGCTGCCCAAATGTATTGATTGAAGTCGTCCATGTCAGGTGGATGATCACCTTCTTCTTCAAATACTAATTGTAAATATGTTGAATATATTATTGCTAGTGCCATAGCATCAGCAGCTTTAAGAGTAAGATTAGGATTTTGTTGTTTAATAAAATCTCCAATGACTTCAGGTTTAACACCTGCCAAAAATTCTTCTGAATAAGGTTTTTTAACCTTTGGAAACTTTAATATTTTACTCATAATTTAGACACCTCTGGCGAGGATAACTACTATAACTATTTGGGTTGCAGTAGAAAATCAACGCTGTTTTGTACTTTAGGTACAAGTTTGTTATATACTTTTAACCATAAATGACTGTCATCATAGAAAAAGTTCTTGTTTTTCCACATATCGTAGTAATGATTGTAGAATATACTACATATAGGTAATGGATCTATGTCTATTTTTTCCCAAAAATTACGTTCTGACATACCACAATTATGCAATTGATGATGATGTTTAACACATAATGGAACTGTAAATTGATCACCAACTTTCTGCCCAATACCTCGATGTTGTGCATATTGTATATGGTGAGCATTACACCCATTTTGCTGACAGAGTATACAAGGATTACTAGCTACCCACTTTAGGTACTTTTTGTCCTTTATTTTTAGTTCCTTGTCCTCTGATAGTGTTGTGCACTTTCGTGTACCCATAATAAATACTTAATCTTGCTAAACCTTCATGAACTCTATTAGATGCTTTACGTTCTGTCAAACCTAACATTTTAGCTATTTCAATTATTCCATAATTAAACCAACAAAATAACTTCATACATTCTGCAAATGTTTTACCTATTTGTTCATCACAATCTTTGACGCCCATAGCAGCTCCAAGTGATGATGTAATAAAATCTGTGCCTGAACCATCTATACGTTCTTTCATAACATTGCCAGTTCCACCACCCATAAGCTCACACATAAGTCTATATCTAGATCCAGCTTCATATTCTTCAACAGATATAAGTTTACGATGAAACATGTATAAAAGCCTGGACTCTCTGATATTTAACCAAACTTTTTTTTTATCACGTATAGTTGATATTAGTTCTGGTTTTTCAATCTGACGCATTCTGTATCTTATAATTTTTAACTGCGTTATCAACAAAAGATTTGAAAGCAGGTTTAGTATTATATAATTTATACAAACGATAAACTCTATTCTTATTGCAAGAATGGAGACGAGCAATCAGGCTTTTACACCCATAGCGTTGCGTAGGGTGCAATAGCCAAGATAACAATATAGATAGATTGTATACCTTGTAATGCAAACTATTTTTAATAGATCTTTTACCTTTTAACATATCTACTGGTATGTTATAGGTATCAGAAATAAACTTTTGAATATTAATAACCATAAGGAGATAATTATGAAAATTGAATATAGACATTCTGCCTCCAAAACTAATACGTTTATTGATAGTCCAGCTTTTTGGATTATCAATGAGTTGTTTGATTTTGAGTCAGAACCAAATGCAAGAATGATAATGGGATTGGCAGCTGAGGATGCTGCTCATCATGCATTATCTAACCAAATCACTGATCAAGATACTATCACAAATTATGCTAAATCTAAATACATAGAACATAGCAGAGATGAGATGGACGATCTATTACCAACAGATCATGCAGATGATGAGTATGAATGGTCAGCAATTATTGCAAATAAATTTGTAGAAAACTTACCTGAGTTTGGTGAGATTGTATCATTTCAAAATGAAATGCAAATACCAGGTAAAAAGTATGGTTTAAAGTACGATGTAGTTGGTAAAACTGACTTTGAGTTCAAAGATGTAATAGTTGATACTAAAGCTACAGCATACATTAGACGACTTAAAACTAAGAATAATATGGTAGATCCTAAATGGTATCCAAAAGCAGCAGATGTACGTCAACAATGCTTATACAGAGACCTATTTGGCAAAGAAACTATGTTATTATATTGTTCTCCAAAAGATCAATATGTAGTTGATATGGTTGAAAGAGATGAACTTCAAACATTAATTAATGCTATGAAACACATAGAACACATACTAGATATATGCAAAACAAAAGATGATGTTGTACGCATATTTCCTTTGGTATGCGACAACTTCAGATGGAAGGGTAGTCCTGGATCTGAGGAGTTTGCAAAAGAAATTTGGACAAAAGCTTTGAAATAGACTATAAAAAGCTATGCAAAAATTTGGTCAAATAATAAAACAAATAAACAATAGGAGACAGATAATGGAAACTGAAACCTTTGAATGCTCATTTAAAAGAGCTTTTGAAAAAGATAATGGTGGCGTAACAGTATACGTTACTAAAGATGATGGTACTGATATGACAATATATGGTGAGGCATTAGGTGCATCACGTTGGCAAAAAGGTGCTAGACTTAAAATAGCAGCACAACCTGTTAGAACAAGTAAAACAGGTAAACAATATCAAACAGCAGCATCTATTGAATTGCTTGATGGTGAAGTAGCAGTACCAACTGGTAACACAACAGCATCAGCACCAAAAGATTCTAGTGCACAGTGGAAAGAAAAATATAGATTAACTATGAGTAATTTACTTTCTGCTGCTATACAATCAGGTAATCAAGTAAACTTTGATGAGATTGATGGTTATGTACGTAAGATACTTAATGCACAATATGATGGTGATGAGGCACCATTTTAAATGATTTCTTTACTCCCTCTATGGTAAAAGAAACGCTGGGTAACATTATTAATTGCTCCTAACAATTTATGGTTGCCCAGTGTATAAAATTGAATGAGCAAAGTAAGTTATCTGGAATTCAAACTAAATTTAGAACTAGCAGGGATAAACACATTTCAAAGAGATGATTGGGTACAACAATTATATAAAAAATATTTAAAGGAGGATCAAAGTGATTACAGAGAAACGATTAGAAGATGCCTTATCATACCTCGCAGGGACTGATGAGACTTCTGCTAAAGCAAATGCTAATGTAAAATATTTAGATAGATTACTTAAACGTAAGAAAGCATTACACATTACAGGTAATAAAGAAGATAAAAGTATATCTGCAAAAGAACAAACTTATTATGCTAGTGATACTTATAAAGAAGCTATAGATGAATTGTTTAAAGCTGAAGTAGAAGCTAGTACATTAGAAAATAAAAGAGATAAAGAAGGTCTTATTATAGATCTATTTAGAACTCTTGAAGCAAGTAGACGTAAAAATAATATATGATTTATAAGTTTAAAAGATGGGTAATCTTACCTGCGTATACAGAAATATTTATTAATGCGTCAAATGATGAAGAAGCATTTAAAATACTTAAAGCGATTGACCCTAAAACTTTGAACTGGACAGAAGCTGACGTTGTGGATCAGCGTATGACATACGAAGTGATAGATGAAAAGTCCAGAACTTAAATTATTTAGAGCAATAATAACACAAGCTATTGAAGATGCTATGTATGATGGACTGTATAAATATAAAATTATAGAGAAACGTGAAGCTATTGCTTGGCTTACAGGTAACTCAAGTGATTTTAAAATGATATGTCATTATGCTGATTTAAACGCAGAGTATGCATCTATTAAGTTTACTAAAGCTATGAAGTTAGATATATATAGTATTACTGATAATCAGTATAAAGTAATGAGTAACAAACCAAAAAGACCACATGGTAATACTAAAAACTATAGATTAACATTTAATGACTAACAAAGATATATTTAAAGATATGACTTATAACTCACTAAACAAACAGGTAGATGGCGATCATTATAAAGGTATGAAGATTGAGCCAGCTCTTTTTATAAATGAAAATAACTTACCATATGCCGAAGGTAACGCCATTAAGTATATATGCAGACACAAGAAGAAAGGTAAGAAAAAAGATATAGAGAAGGCTATCCATTATCTTGAGATGATTCTTGAACGAGATTACGATTAGCTTTTCTGTTATATAATTTTTTTGATTTTTTAATTCTTTGATACCAATGAGTAAGCTGTTTAGCTATTGGATTTCTTTTTTTATTTGGCTTATTCACAACTAGAGTACCTACCCAATATCCTAAACACATTATTCTAATATTAATTTTTTAATAGATTTTTCTCCCATGTAGATTTCTGTTTCAGCCATCGACTTGATGCACTGATACTCAATGTTTGATCCAGTATTACTACGTGAAGCAATTCTTTTACCTTTAAGACATTGAGACATAGAGTCTTGTATTCTATGTTCCTTGATCTCTCCATTAACTATTAATAAAAGTGCTATTACAACTTCTGTCATTTAGTGTGTTCCATTTGTATATTTCATTTCTCTATTAGAGTCTTTTAATTCTTCAATATCTTCTAACGCTTTATCTAATTGTTTTTCAATATGTTCTAACATTACTTGGTTATGTATATTTTTATCTAACAATTCTTGGTGTTTTTCTATAGTTTCGTATAGATCTTCCAATAATAAAAATTGTTCTTTATCTACTGTAGTTTGTTCAGAAGCTTTAAGTAGATCTGCATTCATAAGCTCTCTGCTGGTTTCCAAGCTGGTAAGCCTGGCAGTGATCTCTGTATATGCAAAGATACCCATAGCTACTGCTATTATTATACCAACCATATTTTTGATTGGCATTGCTACATTAGTGTTTTCGTTTAATTTCATGAAATATTGGTAATGATTTGCCTGACATATAAAAACATTTTAAACAATATTTAATTCTATCAAACATAACATATCTATTTGTTATTTTGTTTTTACAAGTATCGCATTTAGAGTGCTTAGGTTTACCTATAATTGCTGTCATTTAGGTTTTCTCATAATATCAGCACCTTTAAGACCATATATTGCACTAACAATTCCAATAAAAATTGCTTGATACCAATATGG